CCTCTCCCTATGCCTACGGGAATTTTGTTATTTAAACAAAACTTAACAACGTCCCAAACAATAAGGAAATAATCTTGCAAAAATGCTTCTTCGATGTCTGCTATTTCTTTTTTAACTCTGTCTAAATATTCTTGTTTATTTATTTTTTTAGCAATTCCCAATTTAGCCCATCCTTCTCTTAGCTTTTCTTTAAGAAGCTCTATAGATTGAGATGGGCTTAAATCTTTATCAAATTTTGGCATATGATTTTGCTTTAGAGGAATTTCAGCATTACACATTTCTGCCACTAATTTAGTATTATTAATTTCTTCTTCTGTAAATTTTGCCTTCATTTCATCTTCAGATCTCAAATAATAATCATAGCCATTAAATACTAATCTTCCTCTTTCTCCTGTGTCTCTATTTGCTGGCGGATCATTTAATGTTGCTCTTGCCTCAATTGCTTTTAGACACTCATGTGGAAAAGAATCGTCTTTGTTTACGTAGTGCGAATCTGAAGTAGCGCAACATCTTAGTCCTAAATCTTTTGCAAGTTTTCTACTGGATTCTATGATAATGTCCTGTTCTTTAATAAATATTTCTCTGTCTGGTTTGTCAAGAGGATCATTAACAAGCTGAATTTCTACGAAAAATCTATCTTTCCCTAAGATCTTAATAAATCTTTCTGCATATTCTTTGCCCAGTTGATAATCATTATTACTAAAAGCTCGGTTAATTATCGAGGCCATACATCCAGACAAAACTATAAGCCCCTTGTGATACTTTTCAAGGTCTGCCCAACTTATTCTTGGCTTATAATAAAAGCCACCTTCTTGCTCAACTGGTTTACTTGATATATATGTTAGCTTATAAAGATTGGAAAGCCCCTCGTTGTTTTGACACAAGACTGTTAAATGATTTGACTTTCTTTCTTTGGCCTGATGATCATTTGTCCAATATGCTTCAATGCCCAAAATTGGTTTTATGCCATATTTTTTACAGGACTTTTGAAATTCTATATGTCCCGTGACATTTCCATGATCACCTAATGCCAATGCACTATAGCCAAGTTCTTTGGCTTTTTTAGCCATCTCATCTGGTCTAGCAAGGCTATCTAAATAACTATAATAAGAGTGATTGTGCAAACTAATGTATTTAGAATTACTCATATTATTTGTGTCTTTCGTTTCTGTTACTAAGACGACTATCTAGCTTATGTTTAATCAATACACAAGTTAAATTGCTTATAAATGTTATAATGAATATTGCCAAGTAATTCATGTTATTTTTTTAATTGTGGTTTACTATTTTTAGATAGTCTTTTTAGCCATTCAAGTTTTTCTACCTTTGTTTCACTTGGAGGGCCTACTTTCCTTCCGTTTCTTACAAATTCTTTGTGGTGCTCCTTGCATAGCTCTATGCTACACATATTCTTACAATAAAAATCAAAATTTACTGTGCCATCTGACCTATCACATCTTCGACTAGGGTTTGTATCGCCTTTAATAAGATGCCAGTATTTTTTTATAGATTCTTCTGTCCTTTTTTCAGCATCTGGCTCAAAAGATAAAGTAATAGGACCGCTTCTAAGATAATATATTGTTATTAAAATATTTTTGTACTGCTTATATTTATTTCTTACTGCTAAGTTGTAAATTAAAAGCTGAGGATCGTTTAAACACTCATTATAAGACATTTTGTGTTTGCCAGATTTATAGTCTGTTATTTCTAATGTATCAGCATTTATTTCGTTTACAATGTCTAAAAGACCAACAACAGGAATTTCTTCATCTCCATCTTTAATTTTTAGCTCAAACCATTCTTCTACTTGCAAGACCTTTTTGTTTATTGGATTTTGCAGAGTCTTATCGTTTACTATTTTTTCTATTAGTTTTATCACGTCTTTAAATTCTTCTATTGGACAGCCTGCAAATGTATCGATAGATTTTCCTGCTATATTACAGTTACCATCCATATAGAAGGAGCAAGTATTACATTCTTTTTCTCGCTCCAAAGCCTTATTTGATAATTTCCAAATTCCTTCTTCTCTAAAACAATATAGAATTTCATCGTACCATGTAGAAGCTATTGTCGGGTTTTCTATGCCATCTCTTTTTGCTTCTCCTAGTTTCTCAAAAACTATATGAACTAAAGTGCCTGCTTCTGCGGCCCAAGAAGTTCCTCCTCCTAATCCAAGATGATATGTTAAATAGTAAGAAAAAGGACAAGCCTTATATTTCTCTATTTTGCTTTTGCTAATTGAATTAATTTTCAATGTTTTTCTTTTCTTGTTCTGTAAATGCAACGGATGATGCATCTAATAGATTTTATCCAACTAAACATTTAATGTTCCTTTAAAATAAAAGTTCTGTGCTTTCCATTCCGCTTGCCGATTTATGACCCCCGCCATTAAATATTTTAGCTATTTCACTACAGTCAAAATCTTTGCTTGATCTAAGACTGTATTGCCATTTTCCGTCGCCTCGTTTAAAATAACCTATCGCCAATGGACACTTTTCCTTGACTATCTTATTGTTTAAGAGCCTACTTATAGACCAATAAGGACAATTAATAACCGGCACATTCATTCCGGCAAATTTACCAAATGCATTAGAAAGTACAACATTGATAAAATTGGGCATCATTTGGCATATGTATAGCTCTATGTACTGAGCAACCATTAGTCCTTTTTCATATAATTCATTAAATGAAGCATTGCTTAGTTTTTCAAAGTCTTCTATTGTGTTGTTGTACAAACTAGATCCTGCTGCAATTTCTCTAGAAGAGGGTAGTTCCCAGGCCCATCTATCTGCATCATCAATGTATTTAATAAACATTGGCACAGCTTCTGATGGATTAAAATGTTCCCAGGCTAAAACGGCACCAGACTTATTCATGTCAAATTTAGCGAAGTCAAGCCCTTCTAGTTCTTTTTCAGCCGTAGCATGATGATCAAGAATCAATAAACTTTTTGCCACTTCTTTTATTTTTAAACAAAAATCTCTTTTAAATGAAAAATCTAAAATATAAACCTCTTTGTCTATAAAACACTGAAGGTCAATATTTTCTCCGTAATTCATTTGCAAGTATCGTGCTGAGTCTTTGAATTTGTGCCAAGCACACCAAGCCGCAGCAGTCCCATCTTTACAATTTTTATGCGATATAACCAGTCTATTCATTTGTCACCATTTCCTCGTCTTTAATATACTCTATATTATGAACTACCCACCCGCTAAATCAGGTGGGTTTCCACCGAAATAGATATGAGTTTCTATAGGGTAGTTCCTACCCTTGTTAAACTGCGTCTTAGGAAATGAAAAATTCACGATGTTCTTCGCAGCATTCACATCTCTATCGTGTCGCTCATTACAATCGGGACACTGCCATTCCCTATCATCAAGTGTTAAAGAATGATTAACATATCCACAATGAGAACACGTCTTACTGGATGGGTCAAACCTACCTATTTTCAGGAAGTTCTTACCATACCAATCGCTTTTATACTGCAACATGTTTACAAACTTCCCCCAAGCATAATCTCCTATGATTTTATTAGTTGGTGAATAGTTGACCTTCTGCATTCCCCGAATGGTTAAATCCTCAATTACAATCGTTCCAATTTGGTTATCATTGGTTAGTTTGTATGAGAGCTTATCCAAGAAATCTTTTCGTTGTTTTGCTACTTTACTATGAAGTTTGGTTATCTGCTCTTGTTTGGAAATATGAGCAGTAGAACCTTTAGTCAATGTCTCCAAATCTTGTTGGTGTTTTACCAACTTATTTTGGGACTTCTTTAACGCCTTTGAATTTTCAATCTTCGTTCCATCGTTTAGAGTAATGAAGGTCTTAACTCCAAAATCTATGCCTATTGCTTTATCTTTCTTTGGTGCCGGTTTCTTCGGCAGTTCCTTATCCACTTCAACAAGAATGGATACATAATATCTTCCATCTCTATCTTGGGAGACGATTGCTTGCTTAAATGTTCCTTCTGCTGGTCTATCAAATATACACTTAATGCCTTCACGAAACTTTGGTATGACTAATCGTTTTGTATCATAGTTCAGTTTAATGTTTCCGTTGGTAATTGGAACAACGAATGATTTACGAGCATACTTTTTCGACTTGAACTTTGGAAATCCCGCATTGGAACGAAAGAAAGCGGTATATGCTCTATCCAAGTTAAGAATGGATTGTTGGAGAGATTGACTACCAATATCACTCAACCATTCATTTTTCTCCTTCAACTTTGGAAGTTCCATTGCCATATCCTGCCATCGTATAGTCTTCTTGGTTTCTTTGTAATGTTTAATCTTCAACTCAAGAAAATGATTGTATATCCATCGGCAATGTCCAAAATGTTTCTGCAACAAATCCTCCTGTGATTTGTTTGGATACAATCTGTATTTATACGCTCTATTGAACATTATATAATACATATTACACACTTTAATAAAAAATTACCTTAACTTTGCTATTAGCTTTTGCTGATACTCTAACAAACTTTTGTATTTTTGTGCCATTTGTTCTTGTTCAAATTCCATCGGTATTCCTCTTGACAATTTATCATAATAAACCGATAGTTTTGCCAGCCTAAACGCATTATCAATTATCATATCTATTATTTCGTCATTTTCCATTACTAATTATGTATATCCTATCATCAAGTATTGGGCTAATCAGATTTTTAACCTTTTGCCAATCTAATCCGCCACAACCACAGCCTAGTCTTGGTAATACAACTTTCTTAATCCCATGAAATGCTACAATATTCATTAGTCCAACACAAGATTTTACAATAAGGTCTAGGTCTGATTTATCTCGCCAATGGTTTTTTGTTGGAAAACTAATAATATCATACGGCCGAATAGAATCACTGCTTTCAAATAAAAATTCTTTTTTAATTATAACAGGAATATTTCCATTTAAAGCTAATAATTCGCCAAAAGTAAATGGTAATTTTGGCCATCTATTTTTTGCTTCTAAAGCACATCCTGCTCCCATTATTAATTGTCCATGACGATTTACAACCCCATTTGTTGTAATACAGATAGCATCGCATTCTTGGCTAAACAAATCTCCTATTATTTCTCTCATTTTATTATGCCTATATTTAATTTTAGTCTTTCAGAAAATCTTTTTTGTATTATTTCTTCACAATACTCTTTAGATATTTCAGATGTAATAAAATTTCTTTCTAGTATTTTTGCCATCAAAGCACTTGTTCCACTTCCGCCAAAAGGATCGTAAACTAAATCATCTTTATTGCTGAACGAAACAATTAAATCGTTAACCAATTTTTCAGGAAATCTGGCAGGATGTTTAAAAGCTAATTTGTCTTGCGTATCTACATTATATCCCGTATTATATCTCCAAACATTTCCTCTTATACTCATTTCTTTTACCAAATAATCACCGGAAAATTTAGTTGTTCCATCTTTTTGACGTTGTGTACTGCTTTTATTCATTGTGCCAGCATATTTATTTTTAACATCTTTAATTGGATTATAAATAGAAGGCTTTCCCTTTGATAAAACAAAAATATACTCAAACCTATGAGGATATCTTAAAAGACCTGGATATTGAGGAGGTCCGCCTGATCTTTCATATATCATAGTGTCTAAAAGTTTAAATCCACACTGTTCAACAAAATAAATTGCTTGCTTAAAAGAATCTAGAGATTCAGAAAAATTCTTGGTAACATCTGCCACAACCCAAGTGAGATGTCGTCCTAGCTTTAAAACTCTATAAAGTTCCTTGGCTATTTTTTCAAAATCCCAACTAAAACCTTTGTAAGTTCTCCATGTTTCTTTTGTTTTTTCATCTGCTTTAAGCCCACCGCCATAAGGAGGACTAGTAACAACAAAGTCTACATAGTTCTCTGGCATTCTATTAAGAGTTGTCAAACAATCTTCGTTATATATCTTATTAATTTCCATGTTTTTCCATACCATTTTTTACCCTTTCTAAGTCATGCTCAACCATTTCTTTAACGATATCTTTAACGCTTTTTTTAGGCTTCCAATTAAGAATTGCTCTTGCTTTTGAAGCATCTCCACATAAAAAGTGTAATTCCTTTGGTCTCAAAAGATTTTTGTCTATTGTTATATATTTATCAATATTTCCCATCGTAATATTAATATCAATTACCTCAAATGCATAAGTTGCAAAATCAAAAACAGATAAAGAATTGCCCGTTGCTATTACAAAGTCATCTGGATAAGGATTTTGTAATATCAAATACATGGCCTGTGTATATTCTTCTGCGCTTCCCTCATCTCTTACAGTGTTTATATTGCCCAAGGATATGTGGTCTAATAGCCCGTGTTTTATTAATGCAACTGATTTAGAAATTTTCCTTGTAACAAATTCTTCTCCACGATATGGCCCACAATGATTAAACAATATTCCACAGCTAATAAACATACCATAAGACTCTCTGTATATTTTTGCCATATTATAAGCTAAAAGTTTTGCGGCTCCATAAGGAGAAACAGGTCTCATTATACTTTCTTCATTGAGAACATGAGATTCGTTATTTCCGAACTGCTCTGAAGACGAAGCACAATATATTCGTGCCTCTTTACAGTGTTTCCTGGCAGCCTCAAAAACTCTAAATGCTCCAATTCCAGTTACATCTAAAACAGACTCTGCCAAATTCCAAGATGATCCGACAAAACTATTTGCTGCCAAATTATATATTTCGTTTGGCTTATGTTCGGCAACTATTCTATCAATCGAAGATTGATCAGATAAATCTCCAAAAACTACTTGTAAATTTCTATGTCCATTTATTCCAAGTTCTTGCCATCGCCAATTAGTCGGCGATGATGTTCTTCTTAGCATGGCAATTACTTTGTGCCCTTTGTCTAGTAATTGCTTGGATAATATACTTCCATCCATTCCGGAAGCACCTGTAATCAAACTTACTTTTAACATTTACCTTTACCTTTCCTTCTTTGATATTTAACTAATAATAAGTTGTTGTTATTAGAGTGCGCTTTACATTCTGTTCTAACAAAATTATTAGGAATATCTGGGAAATAAACTAATTGATCAGTATCATATCTTTCATATGATTTAATAGGAATAATAGTCAAAATAATCTCATTGGCAAAACGCATACCTTCACTAAAGACTTGAGTGCCTCCTATAAAATTAATATTCCAGCCTTCTTTTGATGGATAATTTCGACGACAATGACTTATAGCTGCGTCAAGCGAATCTTCCCAATGTAAATTCTCAGCTTCTTTTATTGATTTTCGTGAAACCACAATATTATAACGACCAGGAAGAGTAATGAAGTTTATAGATTCAAACGTTTTGCGGCCCATAATAACTATAGATTTTGGCCCAGATGTTACTTCTTTGAAATGTTCCAAATCTACTTGTGCTTCTTCTGGTTCCCAAGGAAGTCTGCCTTTTTTGTGAAGTCCGTTTGGATAATACCCTATACATCTATCTAGCGAAATAGCGCCTACTATTCTAATCATTGTTCTCCTCTATTATATCAAACTCATCAAAGCCACAACCTTCTTCATCTAGCTTTCCGTTCCTTATGCCTTCAAAAATGCCGCAATCTTGTGGAGCATTTTTATTTGGACCATCTTTAAACAAATATTGAACTATAAGTTTTGCTTCGGTTCCTTCATCAAACCATTCGCCTTTACTAATAAACCTTTTCATATTATTTAACCTCACTTAGTCTTTTATTGGCAATATCAACATATTCTTGATTAACATCTATTCCAATAAATCTTCTATTGAGTTTTTTACAGGCAATAGCAACAGTGCCGCTACCGATAAATGGATCTAACACTAAATCATTTTCTTTTGTTAATTTGCTAATATAATAAAGACACCAATCCAAATCTTGTTCCCATTTATGATTAACTTTTTTTGACCGGCTTTACCTGATATTTTTATACCATCCTTTAAAAATCCTTTACCAGTAGGATATGCATCTTTAACATACCAAAGCATAGGCTTCCATAAAACCTAAATGCCCATGGCCATTCTAGGATGAGAACCATCAAACTAATTCATACAAAATGTCCATCTATATTTTAACTTGTTTGCATCATAGAACTTTTTTGTTATCAATGGTAAGGCAAAATGACCAACAATAGTCACTAAAGATGCTCCTCTTTTCATGATTCTAGCACAATCATTGGCAAGAATATCATATGTATTAAGAAAACTTTTTAAATATGGAGGATCTGTAAAAATGAGATCAACTGATTCATTTTGCATACTTCTTATTATGCTAGAACAATCACCGCAAATAATCTTATTTTCAAAATCTGTTGGCCAAATCATATTTTATCCTTTATTATGTTAAACTGCAACTGGGAGCTTAATAAATGATTGTGGGTTATATCCTATGATTTTAAACTTATTCATTATTTCTAATGTTGTGCCATTTTTAATAAGATTATCCACATCATCAATAGATTTAATATCATCACTAATAAGAAGTGTTGGTAAAACTCCTGGTATTCTTGTTATTTGTTCGGAAACTCCATCTATTTGATTTTCATATATATGAGCATCTGTCATAGAAAATGCTATTGTGCCAGGAGGAATATTAGTTAAATGAGAAACAAGGCAAAGAAGAAGGGCAAATCCTGCAATATTGTAAGGAAGCCCAACTGGCGCATCTACGGACCTTCCTATATTATGTAAACAAAGATTCGGTTCGCCATTTTTGTTGTACTGTACATTAAAAATAGAGGCAAAAAAACATGGTGGCAATTTTTCTTTCCATGCTGTCGGTGCATGCCATCTATCTATAACTAATCTACGATTATCCTTATCTTTTTTCAGGCCATCTACAATTGCTTTAAATTGATCAAAATTACTATAATCACCATCAGGGTAAGCACGCCAATTTTCTCCATAAGATATTGGAAGCATTCCATCTTTTTCAATCCATCCATCCCAAAAATGAATGTTATGCTTATGCAGAAAACTAGGACTTGAATTCCCAGAAAGGAACCAAAGCATTTCTATAACGATATTTTTAAAGTCTATCTTTTTGCTAGTTAACAATGGAAAGCCATCGCACATATTATGAGACAAGTTTTTATTAAAAATAGATAGAGTATTTCCGGCTCTTGTTTTTTTTGTTGTTCCATTTTCCATTATATCAGAAAGTAACTCTAAATATTGTTTCATTTTCTACCTCTAAATACACTGGCCATATTTATATCATTTTTATTTTTCAACAAATGTTCTTGTATACTTGCCATATTAGTGCCTTCAGGAATCGATTTTGAAAACTTTAAAGCTAAATTCTCACATTTATCATCTTCGCCAAAGAAAAGTTTAAACGCTCTATACGCTTGATCTTTTGTGGCATTATCAAGACAAGCAAAAACATCAATTCTTCCAGCTCTAATTATTGCCTTATCAAGTTTTTCTGGATAATTAGTAGTCATAAATAAAATTCTTCCGCTTTCAGATATAACTCCATCTAAAAAATTTAAAAATCCACTTAAAGTTAATGAATTAATTGTTATTTCTGACTTATTTCGCTCATGTTTTTTAGTTCTACTTAAAGCGGCGCTAATTGTGTCCACATCTTCTATTAGTACAATATGAGGATCAACGCTTCTATTTCTTATTTGTAAAAGCTTTGCATCTCCAACGTCGCCCATCGGGATATAGTTTATTGGCAAATTAAAATGGCTTGCTATTGCTTTAACCAAAGATGTTTTCCCGTTTCCAGGTGTACCATATAATAAATATCCTCTTTTGTAATCTAGACCTCTTTTTAGATACCATTCACGACTTGCCAAGAATTGACTAATATCATCTACTACAATTTTTTTTATATCGTCAGTTATTATAACTGAAGAAAGAATTCTTTTATCAGAAATTAAATTATCTTCATATTCCGTTCCAGTTTTTATATTTAAAAATCTATTGCTTTCGGTGTCATACAATTTTTTTGCTTCATCTATTATTTTATGAAGTATATTATTATTAATGCAAGGAAAAACAGTTAAATTTATTTCATATGTTATTGCTTCTGCCATATTGCCAGTCCTTTTCGACTCTGTTAATGTAACTACAAAACATCTATAATATTTAAAAAATACTTGAAAAAACCCACTCCTTGGCATTATATTAAAATTTTTAACCCCTTCTTTTTGCAAAGAATGATGCAAAGATAAAATAGATATGTTTTTACATGACCTAATTTTTTTGTGCGAACTAAGCCAAGAAAGGATTGAGTGATACATCTCATAGTTTGAATCTGACGTAACTTGCATGGATGCAGTAAATTTAAATTTTATCCACATCCAAATATATCTTGGTACATTTCTACAATAGGCAAAGATAGCTCCTAATAAAGCTATTATGGCTCCACCTTGGAAAAAGGCGTTATTGTGTACTATATCTTTTATTTGTTGGATTATTGTATCTATCATTAGAATCCGTTCCACTTTTCAATAATCTTAGCCACTACCGGATGTCTTATTATGTCTTCTTTTAAGAATAGAACAGAACCAATTTCATCTATAACACCTCCCTTAGGATGAGAACAAAGTTGGTTATATGCTTCTTGTAATCCTGACTTTTTATGCTCAAGGTCTACTTGAGTAACATCTCCATTGATAATCAACTTAGATCCTTCTCCTAGCCTTGTTAAAAACATTTTCATTTGTTCCACTGTACAGTTTTGTGCCTCATCTAAAATAACAACAGATTTCTTAAATGTTATTCCTCTTGTAAAGGCCAGTGGCAAAATTTCTATAGTTTTATCTTCCACCATTCCATTTATTATGTTTGGTGTAAATATATAAGAAAGACAGTCGTACAAAGGACGAAGATAAGGATTTAATTTTTGCTCAATATCTCCAGGTAAATATCCAAGTCGTTCTCCAGACTCAACTACTGGTCTGCACAAAATTATCTTTGATGCTTTTCTTTCTATTAAAAGTTCGATGGCAGAATTACAAGCCAAAAGACTTTTGCCAGTACCCGCAGGACCTATTCCAAAAATTATATCTTTTGACTTTATTAATTCTAAATACTTCTTTTGCCTATCTCCTTTTGGCTCTATGTTTCTTCGCCACAAATTTTTATTGTAATTGCCCTTAACTTGTAGAACTTCGCCAACAATTGTTTTGTGCTGCTTCTTAAATTTTCTTTTTTTCATTATTTTATCTCATCTATTGGGCCAGGAATATCAGAATCTGGTACAATACTATCTTTGTTTATATTAGTAGAATATATCATTTCAAGATATAAAAATAAATCCTGTATAAAAGATTTATATATCCCAACAAAAGATTTTAACGCCTCAAATGTTAAAAAATTTGCCTCTATAGATCTTTTTAGAGATTTCTTAAGAAAATAATACTTATAATTAATATATATACAATGTAAAAACAACAATAAAATTAACCAAGAATTAATGTCATTCAAATTCATTTTGCCCCTTGATTGGTTTCCACAAAGGAGAAACCATATAGCCCTTGTAGCTCTTCTATTATTGATTTGAACTGTAAAGATGGACCATTGCTTTGCAATTTATCTATTGCAAATGCAATCGCAAGCATAGCCAAAATCTGACCATAATCATCGTCTGTAATTCTACCGTTTCTTTTAATTATCGTAAGACCTTGGTTAAGGTCTTTATCTGGCTTTAACATTATTTCTCCTTAATATCGCCCATTAAGCTACTCATTCGTAACGCCTTTACTATCCTTTGCTTATAGGTATTTTTTACGTAAAAACGTTGAATCATCCGTGCTTAAAAAATTACTTTCTAAATTTAGCCTTTAGTCTATTGTATTCCTTGTACTCTCTATCTATCTTGCTTTGTTTAATTTTTTTACTTTTTAATAATCTTTTCTTAATCTCAACATCGGTTTCATATCTGTCGCCAGTAATTTCTACACTAATCCCTTCATAGGAAAAAACATCTAAACAAATATTGTTAAATCCCATAGACTCAGCAGTTTTCTGTACTTCTTGTAAACGACCTATTACCGAATCAATTAAACCAACCAAATCTTCTTCATTAAAAACTATAGATGGAATTTTTTTATTCTTTAATAATTTCTTCATATATCACCATCCTTTAGTCTTAATTTCCGATGTTGTTTAATTTCTTTGCGCACTTTCATTAATATTTTGCCTAAATTATTTTCTCCTTTTCCATTACAAACACCCCAAAAAGTATCATTCCAAGTATTACCCTCAATAAGTTCAAATCCCTCAGTACCCAAAAGTCTTTTGCAAAGATATGAATGATTAGTAAATTTTTGCCTTACCAAATCTTCCATTATTTCCAATTTTACTTGTTCCCAATCAGAACGCAACTTGAAAGTTTTGGCAAAACGCTTGGCATCTCCCGGAGAGTTTAAATCTCTAATTTTTAGTCTGATATCTTGATCCAAAGTTTTTGCTGCTTGATATGCATGTTCAACCGATTTGTAAATCAAACCATCAAATTCAACTGTGGCGAACCAAAAGTTAGATAGGAATCTATATTCGCCCTGAAATTTTGATATTTCCATGTTTGTCCTTTATTCATTATGAGTCTTAAGATCGTCGCATTTATTAGAAGAGTTGAATGTTTTTCGCATAGTTAATATATTAGAGAAAAGTAGAAATTGTTACCGATGTTTATCCCTGAACTAAACGTTCAGGGTTTTAATAGGAAAAGATAATTATTTGCCATCGTTTATTGTACTATCTTTCCCATCTACTACAATTTTCTTTACTTGTTTCTTGTCTAGAATAACAGTTCCGCCTTTACCCTCGTTATAAAAGTAAACATGTATTTTTTGACTATCTTTGTTAGGAGGAGCCATTACTGTGCCTTTTATAACATTGCCATTATGCAAGAAAATAGTATCGGCAAACAAAAATTTAGTCATGAAAAACCCAACAAGAAAACCTAAAATAGTTAAAACTAAAAGCCTTACAACTTCCTTCATATTTTGTTCCTTTCCTTTAAAAACATAAGATGGACATTAATATCCATAACACAGCTACATATTTTACTAAATTATCGCTCATAATAAACCCCTTTCATTTCGTAGTTTTTAAGTTTTAACAATATACCACTAACTAATGCGCCATAGATTAACGAGTTTATATCAAAACTAGAAAATCTAAGGTCATATTTTGTATAATAGATAGATGTCTGAATATTTATTCCCCCATATTTCGCTTCACAATATATCATAAGAATTTCTTTTTCAGCCTCACATGTAATAGATACTTCTTTAATCTTAGGCAAATAGTTGGTAATTAATTTGACTATCTTTTCTGTGCTTATATTAATTTCTTTCATAATAAAACCATATAAAGTATTCATCTAGCAAAATATATACCGTTAGTTTTTGCTAATTCTTTGGCTTTCTTTTTAGCAATTTTTCCCTTTACTTGTTTGTATTTATTTTCTATCTCATTAACTATTTGTTTAATTACAGAATCTTTGTACATATCTTCTTTTTTATTAATGTCTCTTATTTCAACATCTAAGAAAAATGGTATATCTCCAATACATACCATTCCTGTAAAATATGTGTTTTTGTACGAATAATGTACTTGCATCATTGATAAATCTGCATCAGTAAAGCTATCTTGTATTAATTTAATAATCTTTGGATCACAGTATATTGATGTCATCATTTTTCTTTGCTCCTAAATTTTCTCATATACTCCTTTTGGTAGCTGTAATTGCGGCGTCTCGAACTCGCCTCCCTACATCTTGCACAGCAAAACCTTTTGTTAGGGAAATTAGTGGAAAAATTATTTTGGCATTTTTCGCATTTTTTATTCATAGTATATAATAAATTCCTTTTTTTGTTGTTTGTATTTTTGCCATTATTTCTTTAACTATAAAATCTTCCATTTGTTCGTATGGCTTTTCAAGCCACGGAGTTTCATCTATTTTTATTTTATCACCAAGCACAACATTGGGCAAAATATATATTCCGTAATGTATCTCTGTTTTATTTTCAACTGGCAGTACATCTTCGATATAAAACATCGGTAATATTCGCCTTATTCTTTTCTGAATACTTGCTATAAAAACATATGGCATATACATACCTTATAAAATATAATAAAGCCCTTTTTTACGAGTCGCTATTTGTTCAATTATCTTGGTTGTGATAAAACTTACTCTATTATGATGAGTAATTTCAGGTAATTGCTCTAAATTTACTGTTATTATAAAATATTCATTATCCAAGCAATAAGACATACTTAAATCTTTATTGGACTTAAAATGCGAATTGTAAATATAAAAATATTTTGGCAATTTATTCTTTAATTCTTTATCTACTTTGGATAGAATAGGATCATAAAACATAATAAATGCCCTTCATCGAATTTTTGTCTATTATTTTCATAAGGCCACTTTTTAAGCGTAAATTAATAAACTCAATTGGTATATTTATTTTGTACATACTCTACTTATCCATAAGAGGGACATGCTTATTACAGCAAAGTTAGTACGATACTCCCCTAATAATTAATACTAAAATATAAAGACATATTAGTATGAGCATGTTAGTATGATACTGGTATGTTAGTACGATACTAAGATAGGGGGTGTATGTTTTGTGTGAGTCCCCCCGGCGATTTTCGCATCAATCAAATCACGAATTCCAAAAACCCTCCCCTAAGTCCTTTCAATATAACAACTTAGCATCTCAGACGAGCTTGTGTCTTTGGTACGGTTCTTTATGGTAAGCTTATTGTTTGATGTGGTAATAGGTTAGGGAAATGATGGAATGGAACAGATATTGCATGTAATAAAGTGGCATAAAAGATGCAAGTAGGCCTAATTGAATGCGTCCTAAGTCTAATAAATACGTATGTAATTTTTGCCTATATGGAATTTTGTGTTTTGCTATAGGCGAAATCCCATTTTTGCCATGTGAACTGTTATCCCATAAGGACTTATGAAAACCTGGGATGTACAGAGATTTGACGTTTCGCTTGGTTTTGGGAAGGGTGAGTAACGTAAACCCTTATGATTCAAGCGTAGAAAAGATGGCATAAAACATGCAAGAGAACTGAAAAGAATGTGGGGAAAGGATATAAACCGTGATTCGACACATTTTCCCGACCTTTTACGATGTGTCAGATGGCGAGACCACCTTTACGGTTCCGACTTTAACCTTAACCCTTTTGTTTGTCTCGCTTTATGCCTTGTTTGGTGGAAGGGCCGCATTCCGGGAACGGAACTAAACAAATAATGGCAAAATAGACAAAATTTGACGCCTAAAACTGTCAATTCTTCTTTATTCTAAAACCTAAGTCTTTATAATACAAGGATTTAGTTTTTGGCATAGAAGATGCTATTCCATCATTATGAAAACGAAAATCTTACTGGTAACGCCAGCAATCGTAATGGTGATTTACCTTCTGACTTACCTTAAGGCGATTCTCGGATAAGGGCGCAAACTGCTTACTGGTCGATCTAGCGAAAAAGGAAAGCTATGGAAGGATATAACGTTTACCTGAACGAGGAAGATGAGACAGGTTACGTAGAATCGGTATTCCTTTGCTTGTCTTACGACACAATGAGAGAAGCTTTGGAAGCAATCCAAATCCTGGAAAAGGTTTACGGAAAAGGAAACTTTTTCGTTGACGAAAATACGATGTGGCGATAAAGGAGCATAAATGAAAGCACAAGACATACTTACGGCAAATGAAGGCAAAATCGTTGCCTTTTATCGCCAGTGGAACAACGATCGGTCTACGTATGAAGATTCCATAACCGTATGGAATTTCGACCTGGGAAGGCCCGAGAAAATCAGTCTCGGAGATGATGCCTTTGATGCCGTTCCAGCTCCTACCGTGAACAAGGAATCGAACGCTTTCAAGGCCTTCCAGTGGCATAAGTACAAAGAGCTTAGGAAGGTAAAAAGCAATATATTTCGTCAACAAATCGGACAGTTCATTCACCATGGAAGGTTTCAAGCAGGAAGAATCGTTAAGTTGCTTGAAAATCTTCGCTTAGACCAAAGGGAAGCAATTGAACAGCTGATGAAGGTCCGAAAATTCCGTTCCGAATTCCGCAAGAACTTGTCCGAACAAGTCTTAAGTTGGCTAAAGTCGAAAAAGGATAGGAAATATACGTTTCCCCTGTCGCCGAAACAAGTCGAAGCTTGTTTTCCTCGGATTTCCAGATTCGGAAGGTAAGAAAGGAAAAGGATGAAAGCTAATTCTTTGCGCCTTCTCAGTTTAACGTCTCACTGGGCTTTGGT